ATGCTTTATTTCTTTTCAATAATCCCGCTATTATCAACGCCTTGCCAGTATGTAACGCTTTATTTTTGTGTGTTCTTCATAGATTTGAAGGTTATCAATTTACGCATAATGTGTACACTGATGTGTATATCTTCTTCCGGAGTGTACACATTGCTTACTGACACAAAATTAAGAAAAGCTCTTGGCAAAAAAAGAGACCAAATCGAGGTCATTTCAGACGCACATGGTCTGAATGTCAGGTTGTCTACATCCGGCAGTATAACATTCTTTTACCGCTACAGATGGAACGGGAAAGCCGCACAACTAACGATTGGTGATTATCCAACCACCTCATTAGCTCATGCCCGAGAACGTAGGCAACAGTTCAGGGCTTGGCTAGCGGAAGGGCTTGATCCTAGACGGCAAGTAGTACTCGAGAAACAGAAAAAAGTAGAAGCGCTTACAGTGAAAGAAGCATTCGATTACTGGGAGAAGTACTACTGCATCCCTGAAGGTCTGGTAAAAATCAAAGTTAACCGCCGCGACTTCAATAATCATATAGCCCCAGTGCTCGGAAATATGATTGTAGATCAGACAACTAAAGCTCACTGGCTAAATCTTTTTGACGGTATGGGGCGAAGAGTGGTTACAGGGCAAATGCTCGGTTTGATGCAGCGCACATTTCGTTTCTGTTCCAACCGTGGGGTAATTAACGTGAACCCTATTGAAAGCCTTAGACGATCAGATGTAGGGCTCACAGCAGCTGTAAAAGATCGCAGGTTAAGTGATGATGAAATCATTACAGTTTGGAATGCCCTGCCTGAGATGAAATATAGGCAGCAATTGATAATGAAGTTTCTCATTATGACTGGCTGTCGAAGTACAGAGATCAGAACAGCAAAATGGGAATGGTTTGATTTCAAGGAACAAACATGGACTATCCCGGCAAGCGACTATAAAACTGGGAAGTCGGTGAGAAGGGCTCTTCCTGAGGCTGTAATACAGATGATGGTAGCTGAAAAAGAAACATCAGTTTCAAAACATATTGTGACGTTGTCACGATACAGGGGGCCAGAAGATGACAGGCCGCCACTTCAACCAAATGTGGCTCTGTTCTCTGCGCAGATAATTGCAAAAACAGGGATGAAACCTTGGTCGCTTCATGATTTGAGAAGAACAGTGGCGACGCGCCTTTCTGAATTAGGTGCGCCACCACATGTTGTGGAAAAGCTACTAGGGCATCATATGTCTGGAGTCATGGCGCGGTATAACCTCCACGATTATTTGGATGATCAGCGTCATTGGCTTGCTGTTTGGCAGCGTCATCTTGAGAAGTTGATTGGCCGGCCTCTGGTTTGATACTCATGTTGTCTTCCCAGGCAAGAAGGTCTGACAAACGCCATCTTTTAGGGCTGCCATTTATTTTTGGCTTCGGAAACGGCTGAGAAAAGTACGATGGCATCCGGGATGGTGTGCTCCAGAAATACAGTGTGCTGCGCGAAATTTTGTATCTGGACAGAATGTCACTGGTTACCAATATTTCATCTTGGAAATGAGATGCGTTATTCATAAAAGCCCCTTAGTTACATTGTCCAGGAAGATGCTGCAGCCTACGGGCGCAGCTCATGGCCGTCGCCACATAACTGCATTTTCTGTTTACAACTTCTACAGTGATCTTTGAGCCTTGAACCACCACCGTATAAGTCCTCTTCGTTTTCTGTCGCCCGTAGGCGCCATAAAGCTCAACGTGTTTCGCCAGTGCCGCATCGCACGCCTGGCGGCCCAGAGGGGAGTGTCTGCTTCGGTTAATCAATCGCATATACATTCCTTTATCGGGAGAGTTGCCCCTCCCAATCTGGTTAGCCAACGTATTCCGGTTTCATGTCGTCCAGTGTGATACGGAACTGGTCATACAGTTCATCACCGAGGTGTCGGCGCGATGAGGTCAGGGTGCTTTCTGCCTTCGCGAATAATGCTTCGGCTTCCGGATCTCCCGGGTTAGGAAGTGAATTTATGGCCGCCTCAATTTTTTTTCTGGCATCAACCATGAAGTAGCGCTGCACCGCTTTACCTTTCAGTTCGGTGAAGAGAACAGTACCCAACACAGCTTTCTCTTTATCCAGATCAGCCCTGATGGCTTTGGCTGCATCAACCGACTCGGCGCGTTCAATGCGGACACGAAAATCATCGGCTAGAGAATCAATGCTGATAGCTGCGTCCTGTTCGCTGGTGGTGATGTCTGAACTGCTGGTAATCTCAGCTACAGACATTCTTTGCACCGGGGCCGGATTGATTTCTCGTTCTGTTGGTTGCTCAACTTCGTCCGGGCTATAAACACCCAGGATCACTTCAGGGCAGTACAAGCGAGCCCAGTATTTCACGCCCAGATAAGCGATCTGCTGCTTCGGGTTAGAAACCCACAATGGGGAGTTACGAGTTACAACACCCGAGAGATAAAGCGGCTCACCCCAGGTGATTTCTGACTCACCGCGAAGGATCGCGCCGACCTGAACAAACAGCCCGATTTCGTCTTCATCAGTCCAGCCTCGCACTCGTTCGGTAACGTTGTATTTCCCATTTTTACCGTGTTTTTCCCTGGTAATTTCCTTAGTCCTTGTGCAACGTTCCCAGTCCCCGCCGTAGCGGTAATGAAATCGACCGTTGATAGCACTGGAACTGGCTATTACCGCGTTGACGAGTTGGGCTTCATATCCGAGCACGCCGTTTACCAAATGCGTTTTTTGCGCGACTGCATAGGGATTCATGCCCCACTGCATAGCCTGCATAACGATGGCCATACAATCGGCTGGCTTACCTGCAAGGTGAGCTGGCACTGTCACTTGTGAATCAGCCATAAGGTTTGCGAAAGCAGTTAACTGACCGAGAGCCTGAACGTTAAAGATCGCGTTGCTAGCTGAAATGGTGTTTGGTGCCTGCTGTTCGGCTGTAACAATGTTAGTGTTTTCCATGACTGTTCCCCCTTATGCCTGTACGCGCAGCGCTTCGAGACGGCGCACATCAAAATCGTTAAGTTCTTCGGCGTAGTCTTCAGTAATCGGCGCTGGCCATTCGCCAGTGTCGAAGCCGTTCGCGATGGCACGCATTGCTTTGCGGTATTCCAGCATGCCGAGTTCCAGTAGCTCTTCGGATGCCTCGATAATGGCGATCCAGTGGTAGTTCTCGTCTTTGTTGACGAAAATCCAGAAGAACTGATCCAGAGCAGCGGTTTCGCAGTACATAGCTGCGCTGAGGTGGTAATCGCGCTCAATGATTTCCCTGTGCAACTTCGCGCGCAGGCCTTCCTGCTTGATGTTCCACATGCTGATGGTCTTCAGGTCCGCACCAATGCGCAGGCCGCTCATGTCTATCTCAAGGTCAGGGCGTACGCGAACTTCCAGCCCGGTTTCCTCATCAATACCGAAATAACTCACCTCAACGGCGCGGCTCGGATGCTGGAGCAGCTTGCCGGCGGTGGGGTGATTCAATAGTGCTTTCTGAATGTCCAGCGCAGTGCTCATCTGCTGGCGGGTAACCAGTATTTTTCCTTCCGGGTTTTCGCGCCATGCATCCAGCAGTTCGTCGGCAAACACGGCATCCGGTTTAACCGATTTCACGGCCTGAATCAGATCAGCTTTAGTGCCAGAGACTTTCAGCGGCTGCGCCTTCTGGGCTTCCTGAGCGACCATGTCAGGATTGATAATCGCCAGTTGTTCTAACAGGGCATCACGGCTGCCGCTGGTCTTTACCTGGGCGGGCAGGGTGGCGTTATATTCTTTGATGCAAGCCTTCATTGCGGTCGCGGTTTGCTTCTGCCCGTCTTCGATGCGCTGGAACTCAGCAGGCAATGACACATAGCTCTGCCCGGTTTCTTCAACTGATACCCCTAACGCAATCTGAGCGGGCAGTGTGGCGTTGTGAGCCTCCAGCAGCGCCTTGATGTCGTCAGCACTCAACAGCGGCGGAAGACCGGCGTTGTACTCGTCTATAAACGCGCGGATCGTCGCAGTCGTGGTGAAGGCGCCTTCAGGGATTTCCGGCTCGATGCTGAATTCTTTTTCCAGCTGTTCAGGCTGCAGCGCCAGCGCATGCACCAGATTGCCCATATCCAGAACAGGAGTGCGCGTTTTCTCAATGACTTTCGAGACGTGACGTTTTTCGAAATACATCAGAGATATACGGGCATCTTTTACCTGAGTGGAACTGGTTCCGTTCGCCGCGTGATAAACCTCGTTCGGAACACCTTCATATCGACCAGGCTCGAAGAATTCAGGCCATTTTGTTGGTTCCGGCTCTGGCTCATGCTCTTCTTCTGCAGTTGCTGATTGCTGGTCCTTCAATACTGCCGCGGTAAGGTCAGGGCAGCGCTCAGCAAGAATGTCGCGCATGTTCACGGCATCTGCTTGCGGAGCAGTTGCATCAGTGCCTTCGCTTGCTGATACCGCATTATCATTTTCGTCTTCGACTGGCTGAGCCGTTTCCATCTGCACATCGCTGGTGGTTTCCCCGGAATTAGCTGGATGTAATTTTTCTTCTGCAGCGCGCTGGCGCGTCTGGTCCACGATACAAAGTGCTGATGCTGGTGCTGGCTGGCTATCCATCAGACCATCAATCGAAAAAACACCATTGCCCATGTTTGAAACTTCAGGCTGTTTGGGTTTAGTCAGGTCTTCCGTTACCCAGTTCGGTGCATCTGGATCGCTTACCCCTTCGATATATTCACCGCGCTCAGCTGCGAGAATCTTATCCACGGCTGACCGTTCAGCGACGGCGGCAGATGACACATGCCCGGCTTTCTCAAGCGTTTCAGCAGAGGGCGTTTCATGCTTATGCTCTGTCAGGTTCGCATTGATATAGGTCTGCAGGCTTACCGGGAAATGATGTATATCGCTGGTGGCGCCACGAATGAGGGCAAAAATAGCAGCGCGGGAATAGTCCAGGATGCCTGCGGTTTTACGCAGCGCAGCAGACCATTCTTTGAACGGGCTTTCTTTTTTCTGGACGATTTCTTTAGCCCGGCGATGAATGGATGCCGGGAAATTGTAGATATCGAAATCCATCGGCATTGTGGCCAGAGCAATCTCAACATCAAGCGTATCAAGGGTATGGGTGTAGTCAGGGTTGCGATCGGTTTTATTACCACCGCCAGCATTCGTGCCGGTATCCGTTTTCTGAACAGCAGAAATATAATTGCCGGCAGACCATTCGCGAACGAGTATGCCGCGGTCAATGTGCGGAGTTTCAAACCACAGTTTTGCAAACTGGATACGCTTGCCCAGTTCGTGGCGCTTACCTTCAGGAAATACTGCTTTGTTGGCGCTGGTAAATTTCCACAGGGTAGGCATGTCGGCATCCTTCAACCCCTGGACGTTCTCAGCGGCGAGAATCAGATCCTGCACTGCGGAGTTATCGGTATCCATTTCCAGAACTGCGAGCTCTTTACGGTGCGGAATACTGATTTGATAGACGTGGTTTTCATTCGCCATGTATTGCGCCAGCAGCTTAATGCGAAACGGCTGCTCAGCAATATTGAACAGGGCGTTTGTATCGTTTTCGTATTCAGCATTGCCGAACGATTCCACGGTATCGACATCACCAGCATCGTCAGCACTATTGTCATCAACCAACTCGTCAGTGACAGGCTCAGAGGATACTTCAGCATCATCGGTGTGATGAACGTCTACAGGCTCTTGTCCTGGCTTCAGTGCCCAGGTGCGGCCATCGTCGGCGAGCTGGTAGCGTTCGCACCAGGAGTAATCGAGAACACCTTCAGCCGGAAGATCGTTAAATACCGGGAAATCGGTACGGATTGGCTTTTGATAGTCTTTGCCGCGGCCTGTTTCGATCTCAGCATCTTCCAGGTCAACGTCCAGCTGCAGCAGCGCGCGGGATTCGGTTTTTGCAGAACGCCAGATTACAGCATCGGCTTTACCCGATTTTTGAGTCGCTTTTATCAGATAAAAATATTCCATGTGATAGCCTCAATTTTGGATGTAGAATCCCTCGGGCCATTGATAGCGCCCATTCAGGGTGTTCATTGGTTTTGGGTAATTTCCGGTGGAACTTTGGTCGGTGTCACCGGACGTACAGCCCGCTTCGGCGGGTTTTACGTTAGGCCTCGTTGGCCATCTGGTCGTATTGACCGCACTTCGTAGAGCAATAGGTTCTTTCCCGTGGCGCCAGCTGCGAACCGTGAATGATGAGGATGGTCATTTTTACTTCTTTTCCCTCCTCAATCGGCTTGCGGCAATAAGAGCATTTCTTCTGCATAACTCCCCCTACATCTGCGCCGTAAATGCGGCTGGGTTTTCTGCTAATACTCCCTTAAGCGGGTAACAGTTTTCTTCAACTCCCTGCTCAACAGCTGCTTTCTTACAATCCGACTCGCTGTCATATACACCGAGAAGAACGTCCTGATTTCCGCCAGTCAGCATGCCGACAGTGAGAACCAGTGCGAATAGGCTTCCAGTCATAAAGCACCTGTTAACCATTCGTAGGTTGCAGATTCAATGACGACTTCCTGATTGTCAGCGTCACATGGAGTTTCTTCTCCCTGAACCTCATGAATACAAAGCAGGTCTATAACCTGAACATCCTCATATTTTTTTATCATTAGAAAATCTCCCACAGTGCGCTGATTAGCGCCGTCCAGATGAAGAACCCGATAACTGCCGAAATGATCAGGGCTCTGATGCCTTGCTTACTCATTTCAACCTCTGCCTTGTCGCCGGCCAGCGGAACATTTACCACCTGACAGCAATGCGTTTGCTGTCGATGAAAGGAAAGATACAACCATTGGTTCGATGTGTAAAGCTAAAATAGAACTTTTGGTTGCATTTAGGGGGTTAAAAAAACACCCGGTGGGTGCCTTTTAGTTTTAGAGGGGTAAACGATTACTTTTTCAAATCGTTCATGATGTCGAAAACATCATTCTTTAGATGGTCCATTTCATGAAGCACTGCTTTGGTGTGCAGTATCAGACGAAGCTTTTCAGCCTCTGGTAATTGGTTGAAAAGAGAAAGGAGGGTTTCTTCTTTCTCATCCAAAACCCGTGGAACACTGCTTGAAGAGTTTGCGTCTTCATCGTTAGGGTCCATGAAAAACCAATGCTCAGGTCTACCCGTTGCAGCTGAAAGTCTTTTTAGACGTTCGCCACTTGCTACAGAAGCGCCATTAGCCCACTTCCGCACCGATGTGTGCGAAAGCATCACGCGCCGAGAAAGATCGGCCATCGTCCAGCCGTTTTCATCCATTACTTGCTGGATGCGTTTGGCAAACACTGGGTGAGAGTTTTTATTCATTTTTCCATTTTACAACCAATGGTTTCGCAATTCAGTAGAACTATTGGTTTGATTTTTGTTGGAACCTAAAGTTTTAAGTGTTATTCTCCAGCCACAATCACTCGAAACTGGAAATGCTAGATGGACAAACAAACCAAAGAAAAAATTAGCAATCGCATGTCGCAGGTAGGCATTGGCGAAAAACTCGGTGTGTCTTCTCAGGCTGTAGGTAAATGGCTGAGAAAAGGGAACATTCCACCAAGGCGCGTTATTCCTCTTTGCCAGATTCTTGACTGGGAAGTAACCCCTCATGAGGTGGACCCTATGTCATATCCAAACCCGACTGACGGCCTGCCGAAATAGGGAGACGGACCATGCAAACACTTTCCTTTCAACAAAATACCGGATTCAACCCCGGCGCTCTGATAAAGCGAAATCAGGCGAAAGTGGCAGACCACGACGGCATTCGTTCTGCCGTTCGCGCGTGGGCTGCAGCTGAAGGTCAGGATGTTGTTTCGGCATACATCATCGATGAGTGGCGCCAGCAGGGCGGGGAAGAAATTGAATTTCCCGCGGACATCAGTCGCGCCCGCCAGAAGCTTTTCCGTTACCTGGATAACGAGGTCGATTCGGAAAAGTATCGCGCGAATGTGCGTCTTCTGACGCCAGCCATCATGGCCGTTCTCCCATTGGAATACCGCCACCGCCTGTTGCCTGAAGACAATTTCATGTCCCGCCTGGCACGACTGGAGAAAGAGACCAGCGAAGCGAAGGTTGCTGTTGCTATGGGAGCTCCACGCCATCAAAAGCTGAAAGAACTGAGCGAGGGAATATTCGAGATGTTCCGGGTTGACCCAGAGCTAACGGGGCCACTAATGGCAATCGTCACCTCAATGCTCGGCACGTTGTAGCGGGAGGTTTACGTGAACCATATCGAATTCATTGAGAAAAACGTCCGCGAAGAGCTTATCCGGCAGGGATATACCCAGTCAGTGGCTCAGGGGGGGCATTTCAGGCTGTCGATATGTACAAGCGCATGTCACAGGCCAGTCGTAAGGGAGGTATTTTTGATGATGTTATGCGCCACGCCAGGTTGTGGGCTGAGAAGCAAACCAGCGCTGCAGAAAAGCGAGAAGCAAAGAAATCAATCCGTAAGGGGAATAACCAGGTTGGGTTGTTCTGAGTGGGTGAAGACTGTTGTGCGCCAACACAGCCAGTCTTCGGGGTGTGAAAAAAGGGCTCTTAGTTCACGGAGTGAGTATGTCAAATACCGCTGAAGTTATCAATTTTCCGATTAAAACCGAGCGTTCGGGAGGTCAAATGGCCGACCTGGCTAACGGGTATACCAAGATCGCAAACGAGATACAGAAGCTCAAGCCACGTCTGCGGATGTCTGGTCGTGAGTGGCAGTGTCTTGAGGCTGTTATCTGGCTTACCTATGGATGGAACAAGAAGCAGGACCGAGTAACAAACACGGTGATTGCTGAGCTTACAGACCTCGGAGAGTCGCATATTTCCGACACAATCAAATCTCTCGCGGAGCGGAAAATTATCTTCGCTCATAAGCAGGGAGTGATGAAAATTGTCGGTATAAATACTGAGCTATCTGAGTGGATTTTAGACAAACCGAAAACGGGAAAACTCTTCCCGGAATCGGGAAAAGTGTTACCGAAAACGGGAAAACCTTTCCCGGAAACGGGAGACACCCAATACAAGAACAAGAACAATAGTAAAAGATCTTCTTCGTCTCGGAATTCTAAAGAATCCCGAAACGAGGAAACTTTGAAGTTTCTCTCTCGTCATCCAGAAGCGGTCGATGGGATTTATACCCCTGCGGGCAAATCCTGGGGAACAGCTGACGACCTCAAAGCTGCGCGATGGATTTTCGACAAGGCCCTGATCGTCAACGCCTCACTGTCAGAACCGAACTGGGTTGAGTGGGCAAACACCATCCGACTCATGCGCCAGCAGGACAACCGCAGCCATTACGAAATCTGCGAGTTGTTCAAGTGGGCCAACGAAGATGAATTCTGGCGAAAAAACATCCTAAGCCCTTCAAAACTACGCAAGCAGTGGGATCAGCTCACAACTAAACGACTGTGCAGCTCAAACCCATCACACGCTAAATCCGGCTCTGTCGCGCTGGACAATACCGACTGGATCGACGGGGTACTCGAATGAAATCTCTCGCAGAAAGCATGCATAACTTTGACCGGAAGAACTTCCAGCGTATCGCCGCCGGCATGCCTGAAATGCAGGAAGCGTATAGCTTTGCACATCAGGCGACAAAAACGGCTGAGATATTCAACGAGCTGTTTCGCCAGCTGCTCGCCGTATTCCCGGCGCTGGCCAGCAAGTCTGCAGAAGACCTCAACGAGATGCGCCGGCAATGGCTTCTGGCGTTCAAAGAGAACGGGATCACCACCATGGAGCAGATTAACGCCGGAATGCGTGTTGCCCGCAAACAGGAAAAACCGTTCATGCCGTCTCCGGGACAGTTCGTCGCCTGGTGCCGTTCTGAACAGGCTGTTTCTGCTGGACTGCCAGATGCGAATGAACTGGTTGATATGGTCTACCAGTATTGCCGAACTCGCGGACAGTACCCCGATGCAGAGTCATATCCTTGGCCTGAGCACAAAGTCATCCCGGCCACGCTGAAGCACAAGGCCTGCTACTGGATGGTCACGGGACTGTACACCGATATGCGCGCAAATGGCCTCAGCGATTCAGAACTGCGTCGTAAAGCATCAGATGAGTTGTTGCGTATGGTTCGTCGCTTGAACGCCGGAGAAACGATTCCAGAGCCGGTTAAGCAGATCCCAAAACTCGGCGGACGTCCGATAAGCAACGAGCAGGGGTTAAACAAAATTGCTGAAATTCGCGCGAAGTTCGGTTTGGGAAGAGGGCGCAATCATGGCTAGAGCATTTTCAACTACTGAGCGCCGGGAGTATGTCCGCGCAGTGATTCGTATCACGAAACATCAGGGGCGCCTGACGACCAGCGATGCAATGAAAAAACTGGGGTTAAGCCGCGATACCGTCCTGAAATATTTCCGCGAGGCGGAAGCCACTGGCGAAGTCGTTCGTCATGGCCGATCCGGTTTATTCCGCGATCAGCGCGCAATCATCGATTTTGACATGAAACGATTTGGTCTGGTGCCGAAAGCAGTTGTTGGGATGAATTACAGCCTGCTTGGCAGTCCTGTTTTTCAGCGAGTTTTAGATGTTCAGGAGGCTATTCATGGCTAAGAATTCTATCGATGTATACGGTGCCAGCGGCAAAACAAACGTGCTCAACTTCGAGCCTGAAAACCTGCACCTGGTCACCGATAAGGCCCACCCACTTTACGATGAGCGTATTCACCTTCCTATCAGCGAGGCAATGGTGCTGAACATCATGGACCAGGGAGTACTGGAACCAATCATTGTCTGGAAAGACCCTGAGAGCGGGTTGTCCTGTGTGGTTGATGGTCGCCAGCGTGTGCGCCATGCGGATAGCAGAGCCACGTTTAGTGACTGCCGGAACCAGTAA